CTGGGTGAGTCATGACTGATTCTGTATGATACGATACAAAGTATTTTGATAGTACTTTTTCATTACCTTTTATAAAAGAATAAAAAATATTGTTAACGATAGTTAACAATAATACTAACTGACGTAAGTCAGTTACCTATTGTGACTCACGTGACTTAACTAATGCTGTTTTGTGTTTTTCTGGAATTTGTGAATTTGTTCGATTTCCATAATGTCTACATGCATTTATGCAAACATCTAAATTGAATTTATTTTTATCAGTTTTTAGGTTATCATCAATATGTTTAAATGTATCACTAGTTAATACATCATACAGCATGTGATTATTCGTAATTTTTATATCTTCTAAATCAATGTAACTTTTATTTTTATCAATATTCATCAATTGTTCCCATTGTTTAACAGATCGCAAATGTCGATATCGACTGCCGTCTAAATTTAAAACGTTTTTGGATTCGTTGTTCCAGATATTTTTATTTTGTAACCAATACAAATAATGAAAATGGCTAGTCCAACAACATGGCCACACACTCATATCACTGACTATTTGTATTTCTTTGTGTACTTTCCAAACACACACATCGTTGTACTGTTTAGTGTCATTTGGAAAATCATTTTCAATAATATAATCATCATTTTCAAAACTTATAGACCAATCTTTAACTTTTTGTTTGTACAGTTCTGTATTTTTTGGTTTATGTAATAAGTCTTTAATTTGATCGCCACCCCATGTGCCATCGTTTAGAGAAAAATTCCAGCCCCAACTCTTTGCTAGATCACGTGCTTGATCAACTTGATGTGCATTGTGATCAAAACGATTCATTTTCCAGCTTACATTAACCTTGTGTTTTCTTAATACTTCTGCATTTTTTAAAATGTGTTTCCATTGTACATTTCTTCTATACAAATGATTAGTATCTTCTAATCCGTCTATAGAAAAAATAAAATGTATATTCGGATCCGGATTTGGATCTGAATTTTGTTGCGAAAGGTAACTGCCAATTTTTTCAAATTTATCTGCCCATGGGCCGCCGCCATTGGTGTGTACATGCTGATTAATCAATGGCCGACGTTGATCAATATTGATCAATATGTCAGCAATATTAGGGTGCATCATAGCATCACCAATGTTGCCATTGTACACAATTTTTTTTAGTTTTTTTAAACGAGGATCAACTACTGAATTAATAAATGCTTGTATGTCTGTGTTATTCGAATGTCGCTGAGTATGTACTATGCTTGGTTCAGTAAGCAATGTTTCTTTGTCTGTTCTTGGACAAACTAAACAATTTGCGTTACAATAACTGGTTGGTTCCCATTGTACTAGTTCTAGTTCTTCTGGTTTGATGTACATAACAATACTTATAATATTTCTACTAGACGTTTCACAGCATTATCATATCTTCTGTGCAGTCTGTGATAATTGTGTTGTGATATTGTGTAAGCTCTAACCCAATCGATTGGATTGTTGTAGATGTATTTTACAGTGTCAGCAATCATTTGCATACGTTGTTCGGTGTCATGTTCTTTGTCATAATCTTCTGGCCAAAGATCAGAAAATGTTTCATATTCTCTTGCACGAAGTTTTTCTAAGAATCTTGGTGTTGAAGCAATTATAAACGGATGTTTGTTGATGATTGCTCTTGCAGTTTTTTCTGTGATCATAAATGCTTCATCGTTTTCTACATGAGTTTCTGCAACAATACTGTACTTGGTGTTTTCATACAGTGTGTGATCAAATGGATAACCCAAATAATGATCTGCTTGTGCATCATATTTTATTTGATCTGGGCTGTGTGGTATTTTGCTGTAGAACCAATCAAAATCATATTTTGTAATTAGGTGTGATACCCTAGGATACAGATCTTTGGCGGTATAAGCCGTGTTTAACGACCATACAGCGTTCTTAAGCATGTTGTGGTTGTGTAACCTTACTGCAAGATTTAACCTGTTTGTTTTGTGTATTTTTGCGTTTAAAAATAAAAAATCATGTTTGACAAAATTTTGTAATTCGTCATACTTTTTGTTTGCTAATTTAATATCACCTTGGTACATGCGCCACACAGCATCAGTTTCAAAATGTGGGTATGCAACAATGTTGATTCGATGCCTAAACACACTTTCATGATTACATGCTTGACGATATGATTCTAAAAAATCAAATTCATCTTGACAACCAACCACATATACAATTTGCTGTGCTGTACATATTTCGCTTTGCACTAACCAATCGATAAAAACAGCATGAGCTCTTAATATTTTGCTGTCTGGATTTAATCTTTCTCTTACATGAGAAATCATAATTCTGCGTTTTAAATTTTTTAATTTACGTAGAGAAACATTTTTAAATTCTGGACACAAATGATAAGGCTGATCACGATATGCATTGAATTCTAATATATCATAATCTTCATTGTCAACATACGTCGACATGCCATATTTGCCAGGACTTTCAAATTGATATGCTAATGTATTAGGCGCTAACTGTATTCTGCTCATGATCTTTTGCAAACAATTCTTTGTGTGTTTTATGATCGATAGTTTCGATATCTGTTGCAAAAGATGTAAATCCATTTTCCTTAACTACATTAAGTACATTAGAGCATCTTGATGTTAGTTCGTCTCTGTGCGAAATAAGGAAAATATTTTTACCACCATCTCTAGACATTTTTTTAAGTACACTCATTGCTGACTCGACACCCATTGTATCCATTCCGGAATCAACTAACTCGTCGATAAACAACAAGTTAACAGATGTATTCATTGATTCGTACACATCTCTAAATGCCCAACTTAAACCAAGGATCAATCTATTGCGTTCCCCTCTAGACAAGTTATCAAAGTCTAGTTCTCTACCTAGTTCTGTAATTTCTACAGACAAGTCTGATCTAAACACAACTTCGTGTGGCAAACCAATTTTATCTAAGTAGTAATTTAATCTTGAATTCAAATATAACAAGTTTTGATCAATAATTTTTTTACGTATAAATGAATCTTTTGATGTTAATAATCTATATAAAAAGTCTTGATGATCTTTGAGTTTTTGAAAAGCATTAATCTGTGTGTAATCAACTTCTTCGATATTCTTTGTTTTGAGTTCTTCAATTTGCTCAGTGTGTGGATTTTCTTTTTGCTTTTCAATTTCTAATTGACTTTTTAATTCTGCAAGATTCTGTCTATGATCATATGCTTCATGTACACTAGCATATATCACGTTTGGTTCTTCACCTAATGCACCAATAGTTTCTAGTGTTTGTGTATGTTCTTGATGTTGTGTATCATTAGCAAGAATATGTTGTGTGGCTTCTTGCTTTTGTGATTTTTTACTGCTTAATATTTCTTCCTGTTTAGAATCATGTATTTCTTGACCACATGCATAACATTTGTGATCTTCAATGTCTTTGATTTCTTTATCAAGTTTTTCGATTAAGCGTTCTTGTTTTTCTGTATCACGCACAATGCTTTCAAGCCATCGTTGTGCTTCGTTGACTTTTGATTTGCGTTCATTGTATTCTGTTAGTTTACTGTGATTTTCAATTTCACTGTCAATGTCGATTTTTTCTAATTCTGTAATACCTTCACTGAGATTAGATACTGCTTTTTTGTGTGCTTCTTCCCAACTAATACTTCTTATATGGAACTTACGTATAGTTTCTTCCATTTTTTCATTTGATATTTTTACTTGTTCTAAACGTGCTTGTTCAGTTTTCATATCTTCGTTTGTTTCTCGCTGATGTTCTTTCAAACGTTCTGCTTTTTCACTTAAACGTGATATACCTAATAGTTCTTCAATGATTGATCTTTGATCATTTGCCTTCATTGCTAAGAAAGGCTCAGTGTAAGTGTTAAGGGCAACTATGTGTTTGAACATTGTGTGGCTCATGTCAAAAACCCTTAACACTTCTTCCTGAGTAAGCCTATTTTCACCTTGAGCTTCGTCGGTTCCTTGTTCATTGACAATAGAATTGTCAACAATAAATTGGAACTTGTTAGGCTTACGCCCTCGTTCTATTCTGTAACTATGTCCATCTCTTTCAAAGTCAACAGTAACCAACATGTTTTTGTTATTGGTTTTGTTAACTAAATTATCCTTGCGGATATTAGTCAGAGCTTGTCCGTACACAGCATAACTAAGGGCATTGATAAGTGTAGTTTTTCCTGTGCCGTTTCGCGACCCTTCTCCACCTAGGTCTAAGTTGTTACCAAGGACCAACGTTAAACCATCATGGGCAAAGTTTACTGCCTGCGTGGTGTTACCTACACTCATAAAATTTTTAATTGTAATACTTTTAATTTTTATCATAGTCTATTGTATAACTCTACTAGTATTCCATTGTCAAATGAATCAGATTCAATCTTTGCTAATTGATTAGTTACAATTTGATCAACTGATTCAAATATAACTTCACCTTGAACATCTTGTGCGTGTTCTTCTTTCTTTTGTGGTATAAGAGCAAGATCTCTTATTTGATAGTTTTGTGCAAAATTTTCTTTAATAAAATTTGCTTCTTCATATGAAATATCTAAATCTACTTTGACTCTGATATATGAATTTGGTTCTAACACAGTTTCTGGATCTTCGAGTAATTTACTTAAATCGATTGATCTATACTTTGGTGCATCTGGCCATATTTTATATTCTGGTTGTTGATCCCATTCAAGGAACATTGCACCGCGATCGTCATCCCATACATCAGCAAAGTTGTGTGGGAAAGGATTACCAATATAAGATATATTGCCACTGTGTTGTCTTTTGTGAAAATGTCCTGTAAACACATGTCCTGCATTTTTAAAATGGTCACTTCTGATAGTACCAATGTCTGGCATTTCAACCATAGCATTCATTTTAAAATGAGGCAGTTCAAAGTGTCCAAACATATATTTGCATTTTATTTTTTGTACCTTTTTCCATTCATCACCAACCAACCATGGAACAATAGCAACATCGTTCTCAACAATCCATTCATCAACTACATGAACATTAGGTACTTCATTTGCAAATACCACTGACGAAATTTCTCTTTTGTCTCTGTAAAACAAATCATGGTTACCAACAATAAAATAAACTTTTTCAAATGCTTCACCTAATCTTTTTAAGTTAGACACAGAATAGTTTAATGTTGATACATTAACTGATGAACGTTGATGATGCCAATCACCTAAAAATATACAAGTTTCTGATCCGCGTTTTTTTGCTTCGTCGATAAACCACGTAACAAAGTTTTCACAATCAATGTTGTGTTGACGTGCATTATTTTTCATACCAAAGTGTATGTCTGTAAAACAGGCCGCTTTGTTAAAAAATTGTGCCATATTATTTTTCTTCTTTTTGTTTTTGTTCGATAGTTGCTAACTCTTCTGAGTTTTTCATTTGTCTTGTGAGCGATGGCATAGCCCCTGCTTGTTCAAGTAAATCATCACGCAGATTTTGATTTTTCTTTTCCATGTTTAGTACTCTTGTAAAAGAATTTGTAATTGTTGCTGTATAATAAGCAAATGGATTTTGTGATTTTGATTCATCAAACTGCAAACCAATTTGTGATAATTGCAATAGAGCTTGTCCTTGCATTTCATCATTGTAAGTGTAACCACGCCAGTTAGATCTTGTGCCATAACGTTGACATAATTTGATAAACATGTTTGCTAATTTTGGTGTAATTTTACCATGATCTAAACTGAATTGGTTGTGTCCAGCATGATGACTTCTACCAACTTCATATGGTTTATTGTTTTTATCTAATTTGTAATGTTTGAAAGGTGGAAAATTTAATTTAACTTTAGTGTCTGCAACAGTTTTTGGATTTAATTTACGACCTTCTTCATCCGGTATATGATCATAAGTCATAATTCTAAACACAAGATCAGTTACAGGGATATTCAAATGATCTTCTCTGTAATCGTCATATTGCGATCTTTTTAATCCAAGTTCTTGCACTTTGGCCTGTAACATAGATTCAGCTTTGTTTTTACGTGCTTGTGATATAGAAAGTCTGTTGATTTTAGCAACATCATTTAGAATAATGTCATAGTCTGCATACTCTGGCTTTTTGTAATAACAATAAGAGTTTTTGCTCTTATGTATTTCAGCCAACATGTCTTTGTTGTTTAGATAGTTAATTCTTTTTGCCACACTAATTTCCTTATATATCTATTAATAATACAGCATATACAACCAGTTGTCAAGTGTATTTTTATTAAATACTCAGTTAATTATTTCAATAAATAATACTATAACTAGGAAACAGATATGGCACAAAAAGATTACAGAGCAAAAATTCAACCAATGGGAAAAACTCCAGATGCAATGGAGCTCGTTCTTGGACCGAATAATTCAGAAAATATATTACAGCCCCTATGGAAAACAGGCGGACTTATGTTTCCGTATACACCAATGATCCAAGTTCAACATGCTACTGTAAATTACGGCCAATTTGATTTGGCACACACAAACTATGATTATTTTGCTTATCAAAAAACATCATCTCCAACAGCAACAGTAACTGGTGTATTTGGAGCTCACACTCAAGAGGAAGCAGAATATATGATGGCCGCTATTCATTTTCTAAGGGTAGTTACAAAATCAAACTTTGGCGTTAACGATCCTAATAGAGGAACTCCTCCACCCAAATTAGCCTTTAGTGCTTATGGTGATGCCATGTTTAATCGTACTCCAGTTTATATTAGAACTGTTGCATTTGGTTTAGATCAAGATGTTGACTATGTTCCAGTAAGACAAGAAAAAAAAGTACGATATGATCAAAACCTAGGAGTAATTGATCAAAAATTAAACGACTTATTGATGAATTCATATGTACCTTTAGTATTAAATATTTTTGTTGATATTATGGTGGCACCAAATCCAAGTGCAGTAAGAGATGAGTTTAATCTTGAAACATTTAGAAAAGGCGGATTGCTTAATAAAGGATACTATTAATGGCCAAATATACTAAACAAAGTCCATATTATAAAACAGCATCAAAAGGTGATTATTTAGATTTAATGACACATCGTGCAATAATTAATGATCAAACAGATGAGTCATATCAAATTGAATCAAAATATCATATGCGACCAGATTTATTAGCATATGATCAGTTTGGTAGCTCTAGATATTGGTGGGTATTTGCAGTAAGAAACAAAAATATCATTACTGATCCAATACAAGATTTTACAGCAGGAACAATAATAAAAATTCCTAAAATAGAAAACGTGAGGTAATAATGTCAAAATTTGCAAAAGGTGACAGTGCCGCGGCGGGTATGGGTGTTAACAATGCTAACAAAATAAAAGATAAAACTACCGAAGCTGTTTCTAATTCATCTGCAGACGAATCATATTCTCCTCATCCAACGTTACCAATCGGAAAAAAGTATAGTAATCCATATGATGAAGAATTTAAAGAACAGTATGGAATGTATCCATATCAAGTTGGAGCAAATGATGTATTCAATAAAACTATGGATATGTATAATGAAGACCGACACGAGCTTAATGATTATCCGTTAACTGAAAACAGTAAACCAGTTGTTAATGAGTTAGTACCAATATATAAGGTAGTTACTGGTTCAGGACAAAGTAAAAGATATAAAACATTCACAGCAGACGGAACACAAGTTAAAGAAGGAAGAGGATCAGGTCCTGCAAATTTACCAGAAGGTCCATTAGGAGAATCTCAATCAGATACTATTGTAGAAGATGAAATATACGATGATCAAATTTTAAGAGTTGCAAGACAACCCCGTTCGACCACAGAAGAATCAGACGATGAAGTGGTTGTGCCAACAACTGAATATAAAGATTTTTTTCAAAGAAATATTTTACATGACTATGATGCAGTTACATATAATTTTAGGTTATCTATGTTATCTATGCGTGATGCCATATCTGCACAAGAACATATTATAGGAACAAATTTTGATACAAACAAAGGTTTTAGTGCCTGGACTCCTCAGGATACTAAAATGATTATTGCTGAAACTGGAAGTACAGTATTAACTATTAATGAAGTTTCAATTAATGCTACTGCCGGACCAGTTAACAACGGTAAAAGATTAACTGGTGCTGTTGATTTTCAAATGACAATACAGCAACCATTAAATGCATCATTTACTGATGTGTTAGTTAATTCTGCTATATCTTTAGGATTACCTGATGGTTTAAAAGCAACATACCTTTTGGAATTGACATTTAAAGGTAGAGACCCTAAAACAGGAGAAATCATAAACAGTATACCATCAACTGAAAGGCAGTTTTTAATTGAAATAATTTCAGTTGAAGCAAACGTTGACACTAATGGATCAACTTACAATGTAAGAGCTGTTAGAGCTGGCGACAAAGGAATGAAAGAACGAACATACACAATGGATCGACCTTTGCAATTATCAAATTTAAAAACAGTTAATAACCTAATCAGTGCTGTTGCAGAAACAGTAAATCTAAACGAATTAGATAAATTGGCTGTAGAAAAAGGTGTGCTTGATGAATACTATATTCATTTAGACAATTACACTAAACAGATGATAGGTGAAGATGAAATTATTGACACTGCTTCACTAGAAACTGTTTCAACAAATTTATCAGACAACGAAAATGATGATTCACAATACCTAATGTTTAGAATTCCAGCAAGGACTAGTTTAGACAGAGTTTTAGAATTTGGATTGTCTCATTCTAAAAAATTACAAAAACTTGCCAAAGGTATGGACACAGGTACAAGTGTTGATGCAGATTCATCAAATTCTGAAGATATTACTAATTTTGTAAAACATATATTTCATATAAAAATTGATACTAAAAATATTGCTTGGGATACATTAAGAAATGACTATGCTAGAGAATACCACTATACTATATCATTGTTTCCAACTATTAGACCAGAAATTTCTCCAGGTATATGGAATAACGCAACTGAGGTACAAAAACAAAAAATTCAAGCACTTGTAAATGGAGATTTAAGTCAAAGTGTTTCTAGAAAATACAAAGCATTAAGTAAAAGATATGATTACTTATTCACAGGATTAAATGATAAAGTATTAAGGTTTGATATAAAATACAACAATCAATTTTTCTTTGCACTACACAGTTATCAAGGAATATATTCAAAATTAGACAAAACTACTAAAGAAAAAGTAGTAAAATCAGCAGACACATTGTTGAAATTTAAAGAGCAACAACAAGTATTAAAAGATGCATGGGCAACATATTTAAGTCAAAAAGCAGAAAATTTAACTATTGCATCAAGTGAAGAACGAGAAAGAGCAAATCAAGAAGCATATATTGCCAGCCAGTTTGAAGCTGAACGAGAAAAACTAATTAATTTATATGTAGAAGGTGTTAAAGACGGAACATTTGAAGGTGATGCCGCAACTGCACAATCTTTACAAAGTATTGGATCAGGGCCTTTTGCATCTACTAAAGAATCTTTATCTACATACGCAATGGCTCAGCCATATGAACAAGAAGGTAGTTCGGGTATGAATCCCGGACAAGTAAAACTGTATGCAGAAACACTTGATCGTGAAACAGTTATAGAACAATTAAATACTTCAGATAAACCATTCCAAATTATGTGGGGTGCAACACCAGACGAATTTAGAAATAAATTCAATGCAGACAGTGAAACTCCAGGTAAAGGACATTTTGATTCTGTTATTGAAGCGTCACTTTCTGATTTTGAAGCAGATTTAGTTGCAATGGATATGGATATCAAAGGTGACCCTTTTTGGTTAGAATCAGAACGAGATCCAAAATTTATAAGATCTGCAAGTTATCATGAAGGCGAAAATTATATATTATTTAGAGCAATAACTAGTGCAGGAGAACCTGATCCAGAAACCGGATTAGCAAATCCAAATCGTGAAGGAAAAGAACAAATGCTTAATGGAGTGTATGCTGTTGTACAAATAATGAATAACTTTACCGGTGGACAATTTACACAAAATTTAAAAGGTGTAAAAGAAGCATTTATTACAGACATAAGTATATTAGAACAATATCAAGAAGAAATGCCTTATACATCAATAGTGGAGACAGAAGAATAAAATGGCTACAGAACGATTTACCGCAATAAACAGTATTAAAAATCCTTTAAACAATAAACTAAGAGGTAAAGGTAATGTACAAACATATGATGGAATATATGAGGCCATAGTTGTATCAACATCAGATTTACAAAAAAATGGTAGAATAAAAATTAGATTAATTAATGCAAATGCCAATGTAGATTTTATAGACGAAAATGATCCACAGAACTATTTAGATATCACAGTATTATGGAGTTCTCCGTTTGCTGGTGCAACAAATATCAAAGATACTGTTGAAACTGGCGATGAAGTTAGTGAACTAACCGATCCTGATAAACAATATGAAGGGACACAAAAAAGTTATGGTATGTGGATGATTCCACCACATCCTGGAAATAGAGTTTTAGTAATGTTTATTAGCGGAGACATTTCAAAAGGAGTCATAGTTGGTTGTATGTATCAGTCATTTATGAATCATATGGTGCCAGGCATTGCAAAAGCAAAAACATTTAACGAAGGCAAGCAACTCGAAGTTCCTGTAGCAGAATATAACAAAGCAAGTAAAGAAGCAGATTCTGTAGATTGGAAAGTTAAAAGAGCATTAGATGGAGAAACTCCAACAGACAATGTTAAGCGTCCATCACATACTCCACATTACGATGGATTAAAAGAACAAGGATTAGATAAAGACGCATTAAGAGGATTAACCAGTTCTTCCGCAAGACGCGAATCACCATCTCAGGTTTTTGGTATACTTACACCTGGAGGTCATCAATTTGTAATGGATGATGCTGATCAAAAATTAGTTAGATTAAGAACTACTTCAGGTGCTCAAATATTATTAGATGAATCAAACGGTAATGTGTATATCATTAATAAAAAAGGCACAGGCTTTGTTGAAATAGATAACAACGGTAAAATAGATGTTTGGGCAAATGATTCAATTAGTATACGATCTCATAAAGATATAAATTTACGTGCTGATAGAGATTTAAATATAGAATCCGGAAGACATGTTAATATTAGAGCCCATCAAACAGATGACCCTGAAAATATACAACCAGAAACTACTAGAAACTTAGGAAGTGTAAAAGGAAATATACATATTCAATCAGCAGGCCATTTTAAAGTAAAAGCAGATTCTGGAATTGACACTAGTACCAACGGCACAACAAACATTTATTCAGCAATAAATCATAACTTAACAGCACTAGGTGTAAGCAATATCAATGCGGCCGGAGGACATTTTGAAACTGCTTCTATAATTCATATGAATGGTCCTGTGGCAGGTTTAGCAACACCTGTTGATGATATTCCAGTTCAACTTGATGACGAAGGTAATTTATATTTTACAAATACTCTTTACGAAAGAGATGATAATGACGATAGAAAAACTGAAAAAGTTGGTTCAATAGTAACTAGATTTCCTAGTAGAGAACCGTTTGTTAGAGAAAATATTGAATAATAATTAGAAGAAAAGAGCCCCTTGCGGGGCTCCTTTATGAATTTATGCTACGTTAGCCTTTAGTGAAGATTTGTACTCTTCCTTAGTCATTGGCATTTCAAGTTTAATAAACTCTACTTTGCTAGTTTCATCAACAGGTTTATAACCGTTATTGATTAATACCTGTGCTCTGTTTTCCGGTTTGTTAGTAAATCTCATTACTTTTTTACCGTCAGCTCTTACTGCCTCTAGTACGTATGTGTACTTTGTGTTTATATCAGCCATGTTAATTACACCTCCTGTTTATTGTTATTATTGTTTTTGTGTTTAACATAGTATTAATATAACATGAAATAGGATATTGTCAACCTCTTTTTGGCCATAAAAAAAGCCAGTAAAATCAAGGACTTTACTGGCTTTAGTGAAAAAAGTTGTCTAATTAGGCAACTTTTCTTTGCATAATACGGTATTTCACCGCACTTCTTTTGGTATCTCTTGTAACAAAT